CGCTTATTTTGCCAAGAGCAAGGTCTTCCTTTAGATTTCTGGTACTAAAATCATCTGATATTATTATCTCGCTTTCATTTTCCGCTTGCCGCAATCTTTGTTCCTGCAAATAAGCCCTGGCTTCGGCTTTATTGATATTTGCCTGTTGTCTCTGTTCAGCGTCTTATTTTGTCCTGAATTTGCATTGTTGTTTTAGGATCAATCGCCATTAATTCCGCCCATTTTGAAGGCGGAAGATCATTCAACCTATTTAAACCTTCCCCCGCCGGCCAAAGCGCTTTGTGTTTAAAACATTATAAGCATCGTCAAAAACAGCCTTTTTCTTGTTTTCATCATCAATCTTTCTCTCATTATACAATTCTTTGATCTGCCCAATGGCTACTTTTTCCGATTCCGGACTTAACTTTTGGGATCTTACAATATCTGTCATTTTCTCAATACTTCCGGTTGTATCTTGTTTTAAAAACAGACACACCAATATTAATTCCATCCCTGATCTCCGCTGTGTTTTTCTCCCGCTCTCTGATCGCTTGTGTCGCGGTGTCAATTCTATTCAGTGCATGCAGCTTATAATCATCGACATTCTGTCCTGGGTAAATGGCCTGCACTACCGTTGCTACCTTGAGTTTTGCATGGTTCACGGTGTCTTCGGATGGATTGTCCTGAATATCCTTAATTGCCGTATCAATCGTGTAATCAATCTGATCAGCAAAATATTGACGAGTTTGTACCGCTTGATGGTTAGCGACTTGATTTATCCCCGAGTCTATTTCATTTCTGGCTAATTTGTAAAAAATATCCCTTTGATCATCACTCGAAAGATTATTGGCATAAGTATCAGCCATTTTCTGATGCCATTCAGTTGCCCGTGTTGTGAGGTCTTTCCCCTTGTCTGCTTCATTCTGTGTTAAACCAGATACATCAATAACATTTTTTCCGACAATGTTTCGCTGTTCATTAATATAATTTCGTTGTTCATTCCTGAAATCATCAATAGCCTTGAGAGTTTCAGCCGCATCAATCTTTGCCTTTATACCAACAAACAGATCGGAATATTTATCACCAACCCGTTTGCCGGCCGCGGCCAATGCAAGAGATGGCCTTGACATGGCTTCCGGATTAGCCATTACGTTTCCGGCTACTGCCGGCAAAGATTCTGTTCGCGTCCATTCAGGTATTTTCGGCAAAATTTAACTCCTATCTATCTGCCGTATAAACAGGCTTTTTATACACTCCGCTTTTCATTTCAGCTATATCACTCATCCCGGTCAAAAGTGACGATCCTGCTCCGTAATAACTTGCTGTTTGAGCGGCAGAACCTTGCATCTCGCTTAAATTAGCCTGGGATTGATATTGCTGGCTTCCGATTAATCCTCTACGTATGATTGCCATAGCATCCATCTCAATGTCTTCCGCCGTGCCTAACATGACATCCGTCGGTGTACCTTCAAGAGAAACGCCTGATTTCGCGTAAAGAACCCGTTGCCTTGACTTTAATTTTTCTCCGGCTTCCCTTGTTCTTCCCGCGTCATATTCGGCTGATTGTTGTGCTGCGATAGCATTCTGGCGGGCTACGGAAGCATTATAATTACTCCATTCAGATTGAGATTTTCCGGCCTGAATTTGGCCTGCCGCGCTGACCGCAGTCCCCAAGGCTGTGGCCCCAACAGCATAAGCAGAGGCCCCCACAGCAGCTGCATTTGCCGCCGAAGCACCAAGGGCAAGTCCTACTGTTGTAAATCCCATATCTTACCCCTCCAAAATCATAGCATAAATATATTGATCTTCACCGTCTAAACCGAAATTTGCGTAGAAGACCTTACGCGTTCAAATCCCATATGCTACAATATAATCAAACTGCAACAGGGACATCCGCCCGGACATAAGCCTGAATTCGACCTTAATTTAAAACTTACATTAAATGATTATTTTAACGAATNAGACTGTTATGTTTTTNTGTATTTCTATTTTATGCCGATGGATTTCGTTACAGAAAATCGCCCATGCCTCACCGCACCCAGGCCAAAGAATCCTAACACCGGCGCAACAGATAATTTTCCCATCGGATATACGCCTGGCAGTGAAGGCAGCACCGTGGGCATTTGCTTCTGCCCATGTTTTGAATTCTTCTTTATTTTTAACATTCTTTTCATCATGAGGGCGGACAAGAATTTCAAAAGAATGTTTAGGCTCATAAGCAATTATTTCAATTTTAGCATTCACCGTCAATTCCTATCGTTTATTGCCAATTCTGGCATAATTGCCAGTATGGTGCAGGGAAGCGGTTGGTCGTGAACAAAGAAAATATCACCCCCGGTACCGTAATCACCTTTAAACTCCATTGATATGTCTCCACTAAAAAGTTCTGCGTTTTCACCAAAAATCAAATCCTTGACCTCGTCTTCTTTCTCTCCAGCTTTACAACCTATTGTATTATAAAAACGAACAGTTAGTGCCTCTATTCGTTTTGTCTTTGCTTGTGCGCTTCCGGTCATGGTTTGCACTTCGAGTTTCGTTGGTTGTAATTTCATTTCATAGTGCAATCCGGCATTGATTTTATTGTGATAACCATTAAGAGTAATTTCACCGTTCAATACCTCACATTCATCGTGGGCTGCTCCATCGACACAGACATCAATTGTTTCGCCTTCAAGATGGCCGAGGCCGGAAACGGAATTGACAACTCTCTGGAATGTTCCACCGGAAACGTAAGCCGTGTATCCCGTCCCATCAACACCTGAAAGTTCAAGTGTCTTCGTTTCCGTGTTTACATTAGCTACGATATATACATTCCCATTAAGTTCATCCATCCCATCAATGTCTTCAACGTAAACTTTCCATCCATTTGTGGGATCAGAACCAGTATAGGTAATAACTACCGGATTGGCCTGTGTCACGCCCGTAATGACCTGTGCTGCACCTCCGTCAAATGTAAGGCCACAATCCACGAAAAACGCATCTTCTTTCACGCCAAATTCACGCGGCTTGAAACACTCTATGTAGCGTTTCGTTCCATCCATCCTTAAAACGGATGTCCAGACCTCATCTTCATCTGGCCCATGTATGATAGCCACACTCTCATATTCCCCATCTGTGATATGTCGCGACCAGGCAACTACTTTTTCGGCTGAATAAAATGCCATCGTCAACAAGACACCGTCTCCGCGCACATACCAGACAATTGGATCTGGTTCCTGCTGGTAAGCTATATCAATAATCTTGCCTTCGGTTACGTGCCGCGAAAGCTTTGTCAATGGGCTTGATACGTATGAATCCGTTTCCAATGTATAATTAAATTGAAATACTTTTCGTCCGTGATATTGAACATAAATAACAATATCTCCGACAAGAATCGCCGCCACGTTGCTTGAACCATTTGCACTTTGCCTTTTCGCATTAACAGAGGTCGGTGTAATCGGGTCTGCTGATGTTGCGCCTCCAAAACGCCATTCTGCATCGACTGATCCAATAAAAAGAAAGTTCTGTGGAATCATCCATCTAATGCGGTTGACGCCATCTGCATTAATCGTAAATTTAAGGGCAGCATCATCCGTTGTACCGGTTGTCATGTCTTCATAATCGCCTGATTTGGACAACCAAATTGTTGTCGGTTCATTATCTGTGGCCGCCCACCCAAGCCGTTCCTCAAAAAAAGCAACACATGACGGATATTTTCCAGTTTCAGTAAATGGATTCGTCGTGAATGATATATTTGTAATAGTCCATGCTGTGTGACTTGACCGCGTTAATTTTGCAGGAGCATGAGCGGGATGAGCTATGTAAAGCGTATCAGCAGATTGAGCAAATTTTAGATCGAAGAGCTCGGCTTCTGTATAGGTCGTCGGTATCTCTACCGGACTACCGCCGGAAACAATTTGCCCGCGGTCTTTGTAGAACCTGATATAGTTGTGTCCGAACTCAAGGATGTATTCCTGTGTTGTAGAAAATTTGAATGGAACTAATCTTACCTTTTTAGTGCTATCTTTTGCCTCTGCAATAAAGTATGTTCCGGGCCGCTTCTCTGCTCCACCTAAAGTTAAAACAATCGCATTTTCCAGTGTCCGGCAGGCATTAAAATATTGTGACAGATCAACCCGGCCATAAAACCGAGGGTCTATTTCTCCGGCAGTGAAATTTGTGATTATAGGTGTAGCTTTCTGCATTTTACCTACCAGCCCTTATCCATTCCCCAGTTGATGGAGCATCTTCGTCGTGGTTCTTGTCATATTGCTGATTCGACATTTTCGCTTCGTTAAGAATGGCTTGATATTCTTGCAGAATTGTCTGTTGTAACGCTGATGACTGAACAAAATGATAACAGATTTCAGCCGCTAATCTCCAGGCTATCGCCTTGGCGCATAATGTTGATAATTCGGCGGGATTCGATAATCGTTTTGTGTAACGGATATATAAATCTTCTCCGCTTGTATTGTCGTAATCGGTGAGTAGATTTCTTCCCTCTATCTCGTAATCGACACTTTCAGGATATATTTCTCGCACGACAAGGCAATATGGACTTGATGGAAGATTGTACTTGTAATCCCATCCAAATGCCGGGGCCTCTGTGTCCATGGATAATGCCTCGCGATAAGATGCGCATTTCCAATCAAAATCTTCCAGAACCGCATCCCTGACGGCCTCGTAAGCATCATTGCATGCAATGCTCGCCTTATCCGTACCGGAAAGGGATGAAATAACGTCTTTTGTCCCTATCCGGCGCAACCCCATGTTGCAGACCTTTATCCAGTCAAGCGCCATAATTTTATCCTCTGGATATGCGGGTGAGATCGGTAATCGACCCCACCCGCTTGTTAATTAAAAACTCTTGCCATCAACCTTTCTCGTCGGCCTTCTGTGCCTTAACCCTGATCCTCTTGAGCTTTTCTTCCCTCTCTGCCTGAATAACGGCATCAACGGAATATTGATCGTTCAGAACAAAGTGCCTCGGAACTGTTTTGTCTTTCAGTTCATCGGCAGTCGGGGTGTATATCTGCCCCGGATGGTACAGAGTCTTTCTGTGATAGCACTTCCTTATACAACGGTACATAATTCACCTCCTTTTTATCTGTGTCGCATCCCTTTGGCAATATCCAGAAACGCCGTAACCTTCCCCTCGACAAGTGATGCCGATACTGCAAAGTAGAGGCGAACATACTGAAGGTGCTGATCTGGGAGTTTTAACTCCGGAATGTAGGCACCCTTCGTCAGCGCAGAAGTCGCAATCGCGTAGGTGCTGACAAGAACGGTTGTAGGCGCAGTAGCTGCCCCGTGAACGATTGAGCAGGTCAACGTGTTGGCAGTGCTCGTAAACGCCGTCTCGACGATAAACCTGACAACGAGCATTTCGCCTTCGCCCATGTCTGGGTATGTCTCGCCGAAATTTATCTCGTTGGCAGAGTATGCGCTCGCCGTTATCGCTTGCCCTCCGTCGGCGGTGAAAAGATGTTTTGCATCATAGAAACCCATAATATTAACCCCCTTTCATTAAGAAATAGCAGTTTCGGTATTGACGATGCTCTCGCAAAGTCTGACCGGAATGCCGCGGAACCTTGTAAGCGGAACACCGAAAGCGTTGTCGCTGGTATAGTTGACGTTTGATTTGTCCTTGGCAAGAATCTCAAGTTGAGTTTTCAGCGTCCTGTTGACATAGATGGCAGTCGAACCGCCGCCACCGGCCTGCGGAAGAAGATTTAATGCCTCAATGATGTCATCATCATCCAGCAAGTGTTCACTTCCCGCAGTTTCAATGTTCGCAATCCTCTGGACACATCTATCGTCGTGGACATAAAGACCATACCACGCGACGAACTTCGTGAACCACGCCCAGAAATACGTGGAACCGCTGTCATTCGTAACCAGCTGCTTCCCCATATCTTCGGTCTGTAATCCGGCCTGTGAACCCTTAGGATAAATCATGTGGACTTTCATCGGACCCCATTCGATGATCCAAAGGGAAGTAGTGTCACTCCCGGTTCCACTTGCACCAATGACATTGGCGTCCGTTGTCGCATCGTAACGGGTCGCAAGTCCGTCAATCTGCTCGGGGTTTGTGTCAATGTCGCCATAGATCATGTTTGTTTCAATGGTCTGACCAAGACCTTCGACAAAGGCCAAATCCTCCTGTGAACGGGCTTTTGCCTTATCCGGTGCCAGATCGAGAATCGCCTCGTCAACTCTTGAATGTGCTTCCAGCCGGCAGATCGGTTCGGCCACTTGCTTTGTGCTGGATGCTTCAGACGCAACACCTTGGTTCGCTTGTCTGTGGGTACCGCTGGGGAGATTCGTCCTCTTAGTACCCACGTGGGACGCGGTCTGATTCGCCTCGATCCAGACGGCATCCTGAAACATCTCCTTGGTAATCGCAATAACTTCCGCTATTTCAAGAAGATTCCCATTATTCGTTCGCTTAGCCAGTTCAGTAAGTGTATACTGGCTGTACTGATTAAAAACTGTCATTGTGTTTACCTCCTATCTTACTTATGAAGGATAAGAGAAAACACCGTAACCGTAATTCATGGTTTTCTCCAACCTTCTTTATGTTTGTCCTTCCATTGACGGATAACTAAGAATACCTTTTTCCTTCTTTCCTTTGTCGGTATTAGAACCAATAACAAACTTGTCATCCGCCATCGACTGCCCGATTCGGTGAAACATTCTCACCAAAACCGGATCGTTTCCCCTTCCGCTTTCGTCCATGATCTTTTTTTCTTCTGGTGTCATGAACTTATCCGTTGCCTTCTTCACGAGGGCCGCGTTTTCGTCAAATTTAGGCCCCCAATCTTTTTTCAGGTCTTCAATCCCCTTCTCAAATGCTTTTACCTTCTGCTCTTCAGCGGTTTTAGCTGCCGCAAAATAAGCATCGGAATAAGCTTTGTG